TTCGCAATGACGCCACGCGCGGACATTCCGCGCTCGTCCTTCTCGATCCAGAAAACCCACAAAACCACGTTCGACAGTGGTTTGCTGGTGCCCTTCTACGTCGATGAAGTTCTACCAGGCGACTCCTTCAACGTCCGGGCCACCATGTTTGCGAGACTGGCAACGCCCATTGCTCCGATCATGGATAACGCCTACTTGGACACCTTCTTTTTCTTCGTCCCCAATCGCCTGGTCTGGACCAATTGGGTCAAGCTGATGGGTCAGCAGGACGCACCCGGGGACTCAATTTCGTTCCTCACCCCCAAGATAGATTCACCTGCAGGTGGACATGCGCCGTTGTCGATATACGACTACATGGGACTCCCAACGGCCGGCCAGGTTGGACCCGGGCAAAGCTATGAACACTCCGCGATGTGGCTACGCGCCTACAACCTCATCTACAACGAGTGGTTCCGAGACGAGAACCTCTGCACGCCTGCGGTCGTGAACAAGGGCGATGGTCCGGACAACGTGGCCGACTACACGCTCAAGCGCCGCGGCAAACGCCACGATTACTTCACCTCCTGTCTGCCGTTCACCCAAAAGGGCCAGGCCGTCACTCTGCCTCTTGGGACGAGTGCGCCGGTTCGATCGAACGGTCTTCAGTTTCAGATGGGCACTTTCGGGAACGACGCGGTGGATATGCGATTCGCGGCCACGGCCAGTGGCACGCCGCTGACGAATTCGGCGGCCTTGACTGCCTCCGGCCCCGCTAGCTGGGGTCCTGCGAATTCCGCAAACACTGGTCTGTTCACCGATCTCAGTGAGGCAACGTCCGCAACGATCAACCAGCTGCGCACGAGTTTCCAGATCCAGAAACTCTTGGAACGTGACGCTCGTGGAGGCACTCGCTATGCAGAAATCGTTCGAAGTCATTTCGGAGTCATATCGCCCGATGCACGTTTGCAGCGGCCCGAGTACCTCGGCGGCGGGACTACACCCATCGTGGTTAATCCAATTGCGCAGACATCCGCGACTGGCGAAACCGGCTCAACAACTCCTTTGGGTAACCTGGCTGCAATGGGCACTGGGCTTGCGTCTGGTCACGGCTTCAACCAGGCCTTCACCGAACACGGCATGGTCATCGGACTGGTCTGCGTCCGCGCCGATCTCAGCTACCAGCAAGGTCTGCGAAAGATGTGGTCGCGCCGCACCCGCTATGACTACTACTTCCCGGCCTTCTCCCACCTCGGCGAGCAGAGCGTCTTGAACAAGGAAATCTATTGCACTGGCAACGATGGCCCCGACAACACGGTCTTCGGCTACCAGGAACGCTGGTCCGAGTACCGCTACAACCCGTCGAACATCACCGGTCTTTTCCGCTCCACGACGGCCGGCACCATTGACCTCTGGCACCTCGCGCAGTACTTCACCAACCTGCCGACGTTGAACCAGACGTTCATCGAAGAGAACCCACCCCTCGAGCGCGTACTAGCAGTTGGCGCGGCGGCCAATGGTCAGCAGCTGATCATGGACAGCTTCTTCGACATCAAGGCTGCTCGTCCTCTGCCGGCCTACGGGGTCCCCGGCCTGATCGACCACTTCTAAGGCGCTGCCATGGGCATCAAGTCGTTCTTCAAGAAGGCGAAGAAATTCGTCAAGAAAGCCGCCCCCGTCGCGCTGGGCGCGGCGGGGATGTATTACGGTGGAGGGGCTCTCGGCGGGATGATGAACTCCGCTACGTCCGCCGTGAAGTCCGGCGGCGGCTGGGACTCCTACGACCTACCACCCAACTCCGGCAGCCCTCCTGCAGGATTCAACTACGGCTCCGGCACATCGCCGGGGCTGTGGGGCATGGCCGGCAGCCTTGCCGGCCCGCTGCTGCAAGGCGGTCTCTCCTACCTCGGTGGCCACCAGGCCAACGCAGCGAACGCGAAGCAAGCCCAGAACCAGATGGACTTTCAACGCGAAATGTCCGGCACCTCGTATCAGCGCGGCGTCGAAGACATGAAAGGCGCCGGGCTCAACCCGATGTTGGCGTACAGCCAGGGGGGCGCGAGCTCCCCCGGCGGCGCGTCAGCGTCCATCGGCGATGCCATCTCACCCGCTATGAACTCCGGCCGCGCAGCTCAGATGCTGACTGCGCAGGTCGACAACATGAAAGCTCAGAATGCGAACATCAACGCCAACACCCAAAACACCAACGCCGACACTCTGGGAAAGATTCTGCAACCGGCTGCAATCAACGCGGGCATCGACTCCACCAAACAAAATACCGCCAACGCTAAAACTACCGGCCACCAGGCCGCTCAAAATCTCGAGTTCTCTCGACAAACCTTTGACGCAGATGTATCCGCGGCCAAGGCCGCCAGCATGTCTGCCAATTACCGTCTCGCCGGTGAAAAAAATATGGCCGACTTTCAGAAAACAGCCATAGGCTCTGTGCTGCCCTACATCACCGGCGTCCTCGGCGCCGTTAACTCTGCCATCTCCGGCGCCGGCAAAGTCTCCGACATTGTCGACATCACCAGGCGCCGCACGCAACGCGGTCGCATTATTGACCTCAACAGGTAACCCACCATGAAACACTGCCCTCCTCCTGTCTGCTCTCCGTGCGATCCCGACACCGGAGAAATTCCGTCGCCCTTCGCGGCGACCGCTCCCTACCTCTTCACTCCGTTCAACTTCGACCGCTCTGCCTGGTCGAAAGCCAACGGCCTGGCGTGTCTCGATCCGTCGAAGACGAAGATCTCTGAGCAAGCGTCCACAGACATCAACGAAATAGTCCGCCAGTTCGGACTCACCGGCCAGCTGCCCGACAACCCGCTTCCGCCTCAATACGGCGATTTTTCCGACGTACTTGACTACCACGGTGCCTTGAACGCCGTTCGACGCAGCGAAGAGGCGTTCCAGGCCCTTCCAGCGGCATTGCGGGACCGCTTCCGCAATGACCCTTCGTTGCTGATCGACTTCCTCGGCGACGAAACCAACCGCGAAGAGGCCGCGCAGCTCGGCCTCGTCACCACCCCTCCAGACGCTAGTCTTGGTGGGGGCACGGGGGCTCCCCCGTCTCCTCCCTCCTCAACCCCACAGACCCCGTGAAAACCCTAGGGCTTGCGCGCGCGATAACGCGCGCGTAGCCCAATATATGGAACAAGTCCCTACTTGATATACTTGTTCCAGGTGGTCCCAACCACCTACACTGAAGGCTCTCGAAGCCTTCTCAACCTCAAAGGAAATCGCCATGCGACGCAACGTGAACAAGGCAGCCTCTGCCCGTTCTTTCCGCTCCAAGACCCAGACCACCAAGCGCATCAACGTCGCTCCACCGCCCATGCGTGGCGGCTGGCGTCTCTGAGCATGGCCCTCCGTGGCCTGCTACCACCCGTTTGGGGCTTTCAAGCTCCCTGACGGGTCTATCTCTTTCAAGTCGTCAACGACCCATGGGGGCGATTCAATCAAGCTCCCCTGCGGTCAGTGCATCGGCTGTCGACTCGCTAAGGCGCGCGACTGGACAGCGCGCATCGTCAACGAGGCCAGCCTGCACCCCTCCAACCTCTTTCTCACACTCACCTACGACGACAAAAACCTACCTCCCCTCGAATCCCTGCACTATGAACACTTCCAGTCATTTATGAGGAAACTTCGGAAGTGGCACCGTGCAGACTTCTTCAAACACAACCCTTCGGCTCAACCCGAAGATTACTCACCTCTTAGATTCTTCATGTGTGGCGAGTATGGGGAACGCACACAACGCCCGCACTATCACGCGTGCCTATTCAACATCTGGTTTCCAGATAGAGAACTGCTCAAGCGTAATGCGGGCAATCCCCTATACACCTCGCCCACCCTCTCTAAACTCTGGACCCTCGGTAACCACTCGATTGGGTCCCTCAATATCCAGACTGCAAGGTACACCGCCCGTTACGTCCTCAAAAAGGTCAACGGCGACCTGGCTGAGGCTCACTATCGTGGCCGCAAGCCTGAATTTGTCCGCATGTCACTCAAGCCCGGTATTGGCGCGGCTTGGTTCCATCGTTTTCATTCCGATGTCTATCCACACGGAAAACACGTTCTCAACGCAGTTGAAGGACCCCCCCCCAAGTACTACGACAAGCTCTTCAAGCGACGCCAAAAGCTCGACTTCGAAGAACTGCAAGCGGAGCGCGCCCACGAAGCGCATCAGCTCCGACACGACAACACCCCCGAGCGACTTGCCGTTAAGGAAGTCGTCAAGCAAGCCCAAATCAACCAACTGAAGCGAACCCTATGAAGCTGCAAATCATCGCCATCTACGACGCTGCCACCATGGCCTTTGGCCGCCCCGTGTTCGTCTCTTCTCTCGGCGGCGCGATCCGCTCGTTCGGTGACGAAGTGAATTCGAACACCGAGTCTGACGCCTACAAACACCCGCAGGACTTCTCACTGCACCACCTCGGCGAGTACGACGACGCCGATGGTTCCATTGAAACGTTCACCCCCGCCCGTCTTGCTCGGGCATCTGACCTCAAGGAGTCCACCAAGTGATGCACCGCAACCGCTCTGCCCAAACCCACCACTTCGCAATGACGCCACGCGCGGACATTCCGCGCTCGTCCTTCTCGATCCAGAAAACCCACAAAACCACGTTCGACAGTGGTTTGCTGGTGCCCTTCTACGTCGATGAAGTTCTACCAGGCG